ATCACGGCGGGGTAAAAAAAGGCGGCGAAGCCCCGATTGGGTGCCTTCGCCGCCAGGAGGAGGTGTTATCTCTCCGATTCCGTTGCCCGCTGGAAATCACAAGCGGCCCTAGCGAACGCTGCTTGTAGATCATCCATCCTGCTCATCCCCTCGCCCATGGGTCCGTAATTCGCCCGCTGCATTATTTTCATAATGGTGAGTTCCTGGGCCACGGGGATCGTGTCCTTTATCAGACGAAGAGCCTCGCCCTTTGTGGCTTCCCTGAAATCCTGGGAATCGTAAAGATCGGTCCGAATCGATGCCAGAGCAAAACGGAAGGTGTCCGTTCCGATATGCATCGCCTCAACCATCGCATCCGTATCGATATCTCGGATCTCTTGGACCCAACGATCTTCTCTTGCTGGAACGCCCATCGTTCCCTCCTCTCTTGCCCCTATTATATCCGTAGATAAATACACAGGAATTGAATTATCAGATTTCTTTGAACCCAAATAACGGCTCGATTTGTTACCCCTATCACGGAACCACCGCCGGGCGGTAGCAACGGGATTGTAGCAAGCATGGGCGTGGGCGTGTCCAAAGAAAATCGAAAATAGAATCCCTGTGTTTTTATGGCTCGATATAATTGGGGCATAGGACGGAGGGAACGATGGGCGTTCCAGAGACGAGATACGAGACGGAATTGAGAGCGGCCAGACGGATCGAGGATCCATCGGCCAGACGGAGGATGATCTCACGCATCAACGATGCATTCGGCCCACGGCCCGATGGCTCGAACGGAAGGGGCGATGCTGATCTGGCGGGCCTATCGCCATATTGCGGAGCCTATGGGCAGGATGGGCAGGATCATCTTCTCTTCCCCCTGCGAGATTCTCGGCCCGACGATCTAGGGAGGATCATCCACGAATGCGAAGGATGCGGCGGCCAGATCCGCCAGCATCTGAGATAACGGCTCAGCGGGCCGCAGGGAGATCCCTGCGGCCCGCAGCCCTAGCCTATTATGCTACCCCCCCCGGGTGGTTCCGTGATAGAAAATGTTCCTAAATGTTTGTCCCTTCATCAATGATAGGGGTAAACCCTAAGATCAAGATCCAGATCAAGATCCATATACACATGATCGACGATTTTTCATGTCGCATTTTGACGATACGAATCCGATTGTCACAATATAATATATTATATTTTTTCCTTGCTATGTTCTAATTCGATGGCCCCAGAATTTTCTTCTTGCTATGTCCGAATTCCATGATCCACGATTCCGTTGTGACATCTATCACGGCGGAGCCGGGTTTGTAGCATTCCTTGGCCCGATTGGTGTCCAAAGAAAATCGATAATTCAATTATGCTGTTCTTATGGCTCGATAGAATGGGGGCATGAGAGGAGGCCATGATGGCCAGCGAGAATCATCTCCCGGAGAATCATCTCCCGTTTCTTTTGCGATCCCAGGGGGCCCAACGGGGCCAAGAGATCCAGGATGCCCTGGATCTGCGGATGGAGGCCCTGGCCGATGCTGCCGAGGAGGAGGCCCGAGATGCGGCCTCCAGAGAGGAGGCCTTGAATCCCGAGGCCTGAGGAGGCCAGCGAGGAGGCCGCAGGGATCGCCCCTGCGGCCTCTTTTCAATTCCGGATCGTGCTACATCTATTATGCTACATCTATTATGCTACATCTATTATGCTACAAGGATTATGCTACATCTGGCTAAATGTTTGTGGCTTCATCAATGATAGATGTAGATTCTAGGAACCTACACGCATCTTTTTTTATATCGTAGATGTAACAATCCAATTCGCCAAAATGTTCTTCTCCAATTCATACAATGATAGAGGATGTTACATCTGGGCAGCGGGCGTTTTTGTATTCAAACGAATTCGCTCGTATGCAATTCGTATGCAATATTCAATTCGTATTCAATCGCATCCTATCGTATGCAATTCGTATGCTATTCATATGCAATTCGTATGCTATTCAATTCGTATTCAAAGAATTCCGAATTTTCTTCTTGCCATCATGATATATCGATGGATGCCGATATATTCATTCATATTCATCGCCTATTCAATCTATTCAAAGAATCTTTCCAAATTAAGCAATTTGGATATGGCATCATGCCCCATCATCGGGGAGAATAGCCTATCGGCCGATGGCAATCACGCTATGGCCTAGAAGGATACGCTATGGGAAACGAAACGAAACGAGAATGGGATCGGACGAAATCGGAGAATCAGCCGATTCCGAAATCGAATACGAGACGCTATCTCGGAGCCGATGGAATGGGAATTGAAATCGGCATCTTCATCGCTGCTGCTATCGTGATGCTGGACGCTATCGTTTTCAATGGGAAGAAAGCAGCCGTTACGGAATTCGAATTGGCATTGAGGATGCTCTGCGGAATCAAGAATAACGGAGATACGATTTCCGATCATAAGCATTTCATTGGAGCAGCATCGATCCGGGATGCGATTTCGAATTCGAATCAGGATCGATTCCAGAAGCCGATGCGAATGCTGGCAGCCGATGCGGATGAAGCCGTCAACGGGATTTATTTCGAAGCAGAGATGCCAGCATATCGTGATGCCATCGTTACGGCTCTGGCAGCAGCATCGAAATCGATTTCGGAAGCCGTGCCGATGGAAACGGAAGCCGATGGGATCGATGCGCTCCTGCCGCTTTATAATCTGCTCAACGGCTTGGATGGAAAGAATCCGGAAACGGAGAAAGCCGAAACGAGATTCCCGAAACGGCTTGAAGCCGTTGCGAAATCGATGGGCATTTCTCTCAACGGCTTCATCGATAACGGATCGAATACGAGACGGAAATTCGAAACGGCTTACGCTAAAGCCGAAGCCGTTAACGGAGACGCATGGAAGAAACGGGATCGAAAATGATCGGAACGGGAGCCGGGATTTTCCCGGCTCCCGAACGGGAGCCGAACGGCTCCCCATTTTTTTTGCCCCCCAATAGTGAGAGTATAGTCTCCCCACCCAGAGCCACTGACTTTTTTGAAACATTGCAGGTCACTACTTATCGCATATATGCTATTCCCATAAATCGACTCGCTTCTCGTTCCTGTTCCAATTCGGATTTCCCGATGGCCTGTATCGGCGTGAGAACCAGAGCAATTCTGATCTTTTGATCATATATCTGCCGAGTATCTTCTGCCCAAGTCGCCCCATTTGGCAGATTTGGCGTATTCTGCGTGATGTTACGCCGATAATTTCGGCTGCCTGATCGATAGATACGAAATCTTCCTCTTGCATGGTTGCAATTCCTTTCCTTTTGCTGAATAATAACAGAAATGAAGTTGGATATCGACCTATCTCAGTTAGGAATATCGTTCTCCGAGAAACAAACGGAGTTCCTGAGATGCATGGTGCCCAATTTGGCCCTAATTGGGGGCTTCGGATCTGGCAAGACGCTTCCATTATGCGTCAAGACTGTCTTATTGTCCGCATTGAATGGAAGGGGCTATTCAGGTGTACTTGTATCTCCTACTTTTGATATGTATCAGCGGGTTCTTCTCCCTACTCTCCGAGACGATGTACTTGGTAAGTTGGGAGATCCTGAGAATGGTGCAAGTTTATGGGACTTATGTGAATTCTCCCCCTCAATGCGACGAATCAAGTTCCCCTGGGGATTCGACCTTCTATTTGGTTCTGCGGACAGGCCGATGAGGCTGCGTGGCTTGAATTTGGCGTTCGCTGGGGTGGACGAAGCGACTACAATCAGGGATTTCCCGGAATTGGCCGTGTCGCTGACATCTAGGTTGCGTAAGGCCCGCAAGGATCCGAAGACGGGCAAGCAGATGTCCCAGTTCTATGTCGTAGGGACTCCGGAGGGGATCGACCATGTATATCAGAGATTCAGCATCCCCCCGACTAATAGAGATCGAATAGAGCAATGGCGTAAGACGCATAAGACAATCAGGATCACCACGCTGGAGAATCCGGGAGCCCCGAGGGAATTTATTGAGGAACTTCTGAATACCCTCTCGGAGGATCAGATCAAGGCCTACATCTATGGCGAGCATATTGATGTTGGCAAGGGTCTATGTTATTACAACTTCACAGACGATGATAATATCAGGCCGGAGGCCGTATATGATTCTACGGAACCTCTGCATTTGTCTTTCGATTTCAACATTAATCCGATGTCCTGCTCCGTCCACCAGGTATACGGGGGATCCTTCCTGATGACTATCGATGAGATCTCGTTAAAGAATTCCAATACTCCAGAGATATGTCGGGAGATCATCAAGCGATACGGACCTGAGGGCCGGGCTCATAAAGGCGATGTCTATATTTACGGGGACGCTTCAGCCGTAGTGGGAGTCTCCAATTATGACGAGATCGACGAATGGGTCAGGCAAGCATTCAGGGGGAATATCATCAGGAAGGTGCCACGCAGGAATCCCCGACATCTTAGCCGATTAAAGGCCGCTAATGGGCTATTGACGAATTCCAGAGGCCGTGTCCGCTGGATCATTAATCCGAAGTGTCGCCAATTGATTACGGATCTGAAATTACAGAGAATGGTCGACGGGATGTCGAAAGATAAATCGCAGAACCATCCCGAGGGCGGGACATTGGGGCATATGAGTGATACTGCCGATTACCTGATCGACCAAGTGTTCCCATATAAGAAGCCCAATATTGCAGCCATTAAGACTGACATGGATAAATGGGTGAAGGATGGCGACTAAGATAAAGTTGGTCATAGTTATATGGAAGGATATCCAATCCAGTGCTGAATGGATTGGGGATCTTAAGGATATCCCTAAGGAGATAACGCCAATAAATTGTGTCACAGTTGGTTGGATCGTCAGGAGAGATAAGAATATGATTGTAGTGGTCGATTCATATACTAAAGATGGAACATATGGAGGTGCGACAGCGATACCGTCATCTGTTATATTGGATATATTGGATGTGGATGATAGGCATCCTAAGGAGTTCCTGAAGAAAGGTAAGAAGAATGGGAAATAAAGATACCGGGTGGATCAAGACTAAGGACTTCTCTGATCCGGACATTGATTCCCTTATTGTTACCCTTAAATCAACATCGATATTCGACAAAGATCGATGGGTTGATCTAGCCAGGAGATTGAAGAAATCAGGAATGATGGAGAAGGCTGAGATCGCATATGTTGGATCCAGATATACGGACATGGACGATCGGGATTTAATGCGTGAATGGCTCGCTATCTATACTCGGAATAGGATCGCTGATAAATCGAAGTCCCGGATCCTAGAGGAAGCCAATATGATCGAAGAGGGAATGAGAGATGTCCTTGTAGATACGGCCAGGCTATTGGACGAATTGCATCATGTCTTATGGATGGTTGTAAATGTTGGAGAAGAAGAATGAGGATGGAAGATCTAATCGAGGGGGATATATTCACATTGGGGAATAAGGAATATAATATAGCCGGGAGAGACAACCTTGGCGGCGGATTATTTAGAATAACATTCTATTCCGAGGAATTACAGAAGCGGCGTTCAGCGATTCCGGATATAGACAAATTGGATAGAGAAATATAATGTCTAGAGAATTATTAAAGCGGTTAGAAAGAAGGCATCCTATATGGGAGTCTAACATTAATGGTTGGACTGAAATTAATGATGTCTTATTTGATCATGTCAAAGACCATGCTAAGAATTATATCGAAAGGGGCGACGACGAGGAGCCGTCAGATTACGAGCGGAGAGTTCGATTCTCAAGATTCAAAGGGGAATTGGCTCCGGTACTCCATAGATTAGTTGGAGCGGTCATGTCCCGTCCGCCAACAAGACCAACTGAATTATCTTCGAGATGGCCGGACTTCATAGATAATGTAGACGGCTGCCAAACCCATTTAGACCAATTCCTAGAAGATAGATTGTTCGAGGCGTTCGGATTCGGAGCCTCCTTCATATTGATCGATAAGCCGTCCGTCGATTCTAGTGGATATTCAAATGAGTATACTTCCATAGATTTTGAATCGACGGAGATAACAAGGAAGATTAGAGACAATGAGATTCTCGCTGTACCATATAAGATAAATCAGATCGTTGATTGGGATGTAGATAGATGCGGAGAATTGCATTGGATTCGTATCTGCGAGGAATCAAGGAGATCTGCCACGCCATTAGAAGAGCCGCAGAAGATTACCACCTATAGGGAATTCGATCGATCAGCATGGAGGATCTTCGAGGTCAGAGATGTTGATAATTCCGTAGATGGAACAACTAAGATCGTAGAGTTGGTCGGAGAGGGAGCCCACGATCTAGGTATTGTTCCAATAGCAATTGTTGGATTGCAAAGGGATTCTCATATGTCCTTTTATTCTCCAATGAAATATGCGTATCACCACGATATCTCCAACTATATTTCAGATAGCGACCTCCAATATAGTTCCTGGAGACACGCACATCCTACGCTAATCGATTACACATCTTCCGAGACTAGAACAAGAGTCACAGTTGGCCCAGGTGCCACGATCCGTCGTAATCCAGAATATGGAGAAGAGATCAAATATCTGGATTTCCCGAAGACGATGAGCGATCATCTACGCCAGAATAAAGCCGATTCCGTAGAGGCGATCAGGAGGATTGCCGGAATCGATCCATTGTCTACGAATAGTAAATCAGCGAATGTGGCTTCAGGGAGATCCCGGGCTATCTCGTTCAGCGTATCAGAGGAGCGACATCTAAGGCGGGCAGCCAGGGCATTATCTAATGCGGAGAAGAGGATCTTCGAGATCGCAGAGAGGTGGATTTCTGGAGAATCTTCTCATAGCCCGATGGAATCGCTCAATAAATTCAGATCGAATTATCCATTGGTCTTCACGAATGCGGGGACGGAGGGTATGATCGAGCAATGGTTGGCGACCAGGGAATCAATCAATTCTGATACCTATGATAAGGAGATGCAGAAGAAGATCATCGACTCCGCTCTGGGGGATATCTCAAGGGACATCAGGGATCTGATCCATAAAGAGGTCGAGGAGAACGAGTTGAAGAAGCCAGAAGAGGAATTGGAGGGTCCAGATCAGCAAAAGAACAGTTATGGCGAGAAGGGCGAAGCCAGCGATGCCGACGAGAAGAAAAAAGATGTGGGCGGTGACGAGCAAAAGGATTCTGCTTCGTAACTGCCGTAACGGAACTTTGCAGCCACACGACCTGAAGAAAGCCGTGGTGGAGAGTTTTAATATGGACACCACTAAGATTGATCTGATGAGTAATAATCATTTCAATTTCCTTGGTGAAATGTCCGATCCGGAGGCGTTAATATCCATACGGATACAGGTCGTTAAGGACATGAGGATCCATCAGATATATATGGATTTATCCATATTCTCCGAGAGCATGGAGACCTGGAAGGTGTCGAAATTCATTAGCAAGTTGCAGGATATGGTAAAACCTGATAGAATTGCAGCACGACAAGACCATTACGATTTATCTAAGGATGGATCGGGTTGGTAATTCTGCTATATAGCGGGGCAGTATATCCGCTTATTCCGGGCCGCTCGGTGAACGGCATTTACCCAATGGAGGACAATTGATATACGAAATTCCTTTTGAAATGGACGGGCTATTGGTAAGGCAGAATGAAGCAGAGGAAGATGCTATTGATGATACGGAATCCGAACCCCAGGAGAAGATGATCTCGGAGACTGAGATGAATAAGATCATGGCGGCGAGGGAGAAGAGAATCAAGCAGCAGTTTGCTAGGCAGACCAAAGATATGGTAACTAAAGATGTTCTACAGGATATGTTGTCGAGTATCAATTCTACAGATTCCTCTTCCGGGAGAGGCGACGCAGAAGATCCAAAGACAGCACCTGGGACAGAGATTACCGACAAGGGAGTCAAGGCAGAACTTTCTAAATTGCAAACCCAATTGAATCGTGTTAGCGAGGAGAATGAAAAACTCCAGACGCTAAACGATACGAGAGAGACGGAGATGAAATTGGAACGCAGGAGACATTCTGTGGAATCCATGCTTTCAGATGTTGGTGCCGTGAAGCCTAATCAGGCGTTCAGAATCTTATCCGATAATATCGTAGAAGATTCTGAGTTGGGTGATGCCGTAAAGGTTAAAACCCCTCACGGAGACGACTTCGTTCCGGTCTCTGAATACATCCCGCAATTCAAAGAGGATAATCCGCATCTATTTTCAAACCCTGCCAGATCGGGATCTGGAGCAGGGGCCGGAGGGTCTTCGCAGGATAAGCCCCGATTCACCGCTGATTCCTTGAAAGATACAAGGGACGGCGGTATGTCGTGGGAAGATTATGAAAAAAACCGGGATAAGATTATCCAGGACATTCAAGATAATAGAGGTAACTAATTATGGCATCATCTCTTGAGGGAATTTACCCCCCAGAAATCTGGGCACGGGAATCGCTAATGATTCTCGGAAAAAACACCGTGATGGCCGGTCTCGTCCATCGAAATTTCGAGAGTGAGGTTGCGTCATACGGCGATACAGTAAATACCCGTAGGCCAACCAAATTGACGGTCCAAGATGTAGCAAATACCGTCCTCGGCGGAGGAGACGCAACTGCGACCCCAACACAAGGCGGGCTTGAGATCTCCACGACTGCCGCAACTAATGTCCAGATCACATTGGATCAGCATAAGGCCGTCGCCTTTGCTATCACGCAGCGTGACCAGGACACCTCGATCAAGAATCTGATTGAGGAATTCATGGAGCCAGCGTTGATTCCAATGGCAGAGAAGATCGACGCAGATCTATTGAATGGCACCAATGGATTGGGCTTGGCCGTAGCGGCATCGACTGTGACTACCGCTACTCAGGGGGCAATCGTATTGGGAGATTTCGCTAATGTCCAGAAGCAACTGATGATCAACGAAGTTCCGATGACATCTCCAGCGGGCATCCCCAATATCACGATGGTCATGAGTCCGGAGCATTACGCTCATGCGTTGACTGTCCCAGAGATCGTCACTGCGAATCAGGGGGGGACCAATCCTCCACCCGTTCGGACGGGATTCGTGGGCAAGGTCTTCGGCATGGGGCTATACGCATCTCAGAATGTCCCGGCGACAGACGGATTGCCAGCAACGGAACCAGCCGGAGAACTCAAGAATTCGGTCGTATTCCATCGAAACGCATTGACCCTGATCACTAGGCCACTCGAACAGGTGAATAGCCAATTCGGGGTAAGGTCTGCTACCGTCACCAAGGACGGGGTTGGACTTCGGGTAATGATGTCTTACTCCCATGTTGATCTGAAATGGATCGTCTCCGTGGATATCCTGTATGGATTCAAATTGCTTGACGACAACCTCAGATTGATCATGCGAGATAAGGATCTTGTGACTACCTAATCGACGATCGTTTTGGCGGGGGGCTTCGGCTCCCCGCCAAAAGTAATTCCTCTGGCTGTGATTGTAGTCCTAAGTATGGATATTAAACGGGATTATAGATGAAAATGAAGCAAGAGGTTTTGCAACGGGCTGAGTATCGCAAGCCCCCCCTAGCGGATGTTTCCGTTCTATATGGCAAGCACCGTGGCAAAATAGGAGTAGTAGTCGGGTCTGGACCGTCATCCCTAGAGATTGATCATGCAATTCTATCCAACGAAGATATTGTGTCTGTCGACATAAATTCAGAATTGAAAAAGAATAAAGATAAATACATACCTGATTATTGGATGATGAACGATCATCAAGCCATGGCTGCGGCCCTTGAGGATTCGGAATCGTATAGATCGTCTTCGATGCCTAAAGTGATCGTAGGGGAGAGCATCTGGGGGGATCATAGGCTGGGTTCTTTCTGTAATGAATTCGACCTCAAGGAGATATATACCTATATAAGTTCAGATCCAAGGGACGGATGGGATGCCCGGCACCTACCGATTTCTAAGACCACTGCAATACCCGCATTATTCTTCTTATTGATGTCTGGAGTATCCGGTGTAATCCTTGTCGGAGTGGATTGTTGCAATGATTCTGGATCCATAACAATCGACCGGAATCAATCGTCCATGCTTAAAGATTTCGCTATGTCTAGTAGAATGATTAGAGATAATGATTTCGTAGACGAGATCTATCAGACGAGCAAACGCTCTCCCATGTCTTGTTTTAAGAAATTGGGATTAAAAGAATCAATAGAGAAGATGAGGTTATCAATTTGAAGAAGGAGAAGATATCAAGAGGTAGCACGATTGAGGATATCGTAGGGGATATCACGGCGACCGACGGTATATTCGAGATCGAATATTTCCCGTCAATAATAGTCGCCCCTCCAAAGCAATCCAAGAATCAGCCACATAGGGATTGGATGGAAAAGAATATAGAAGAATTGTTGATGGGATTGGGATGGCGTGGTATTTCCTACACAACCTTATGGGTCAATCTGCCAAGTAAATTAAATTGGGGAGACCTCTTCTATTCCGAATTCCCTATTTCCCATAAGTATGGCAATCAATATTCCATGGATGTCTGCCGTGTATATCAAGGACGCATAGAGATGGAATCTTGCAGGAAGCCCCATCGGGCGGCCATAGTGGATCTTTCGAGAGAGGACCGCTATTCAAGGGATAATAGGGTGAATTCCTCCGTTGAGATATTGATCGAGAAGGAATGTGAATGCTTCTATGACGGAGAGCGGAATAGAGAGGGAGCCTTTTATGTCTATGCGTGGAGAAATAGGAGTCGTAATGGGGTCAGATATAAGAAATGTTGAAAATAATCATAAAGGAGAAAAGGCTTCCATCTTATGCCCGGGGATAAGCCTTGAATATCTAGATCATTCTAATCTTAAAGATACTGTCAGGGTCGGCGTTAATAATTCGATAAAATTGCATGATTTAGATTATTGCGTCGTTAGGGATTATAGGAAAGTGGACAAGGTATCCTATATGATATCCAGGAGGCCTGATTGCGAATTCGTAATAGATGCCGACGCAATGGATTATATACAGGGCGGCCCATCGGAAACATATCTATTCGGTGAATCTATCACGGAGCGATTCTCCAAGGCTAGGGCTATCTACCATACAGGATTCGGGATGTCTTCG